GGCCCAGGTCCAGATCGTGTTGGGGCTGTACACGGGCTCGCTTTGCGCGTTGGCAGTCCACGGCACAATGAGGCAGAACAAGGCCAGGAGAGTGGCCAAGAGTGATTTGATCTTCATAGTCGGAATTTTCTTTGTCGGAGATTTTGGGCGGGTGTTAATGGCAACCCGCTCCAAACCGTGATCATCATTGTGGAGCTCGACCCGGACGATTCCGTCCGGATATTCGCCAGCGGCAATGCGGACCATTTCCTTGATGTTTTCGGAGACGCCGTAATCGGTGCCAAACAACAAGACCGATGGTCCTTTGCCTTCTTCATCTTTGAAGCCGAGAATGTGATTGCGCATGTTTGGAGCGGGTTTATTGGTTTATATGGGACGGTCGCGGTGGTTAGGATGACTTGAGCAGCGTCAGGGCTGTGACATCTCCCCGGTTGCAGCCAAACATCATGTCGTAGGCCTGCCATTGTACCCGGGTGCCGGCCTTGAGCCAGGATGACGTTTGCACAGTGATTCCCAGTTCAGGAATCTGCTGGGCATTCAGGCTGGAGAATGCGCTGCTGGATCCCGGAGGTTCGATTGGCAGTCCTGTGGCGCATACTGCAGCCTCAGGTGAGGCAACGAATCCATACACTCCGGAAGCCGCCGCACTCCAGCGATTCATGTACCAAACACCGTCGAAGCCGTAAGCCGGCGCCCCCTGGCTGATGCTGAAGTTTTCCTGCGTGACCGGGAGCATCCTCGCCCAATATGAACCGTCCACGACCAAGTTGCGGATTGTGAAGTTTTTCGCGCTCGCCCATAGTGCAGCACGCTCGGAAGAGCCAAAAGCCGCGGGCGAACTGACAACAGCGTCGTTCGTGTAGGCTGCGGTGAATAGAGCCGCCAGGACATCGATGATCTTGTTGGCAAACTGGGTGGCGTTGATGTTGGACAGAGTGGCGATACGAGATCCGGACTGCAGCTCGGCATTGGTGCAGTGGAATGAGACCGAATACTCATGCATCGTGATGGCGATCGCTGCGACGATCGAGTTGCCGCTTTCCCAGTCGGTCGGATCCGTCTGGGCGGTTGCGCCGGTCGTGACGTTCGGCACCTGGATTGTCGCCATCGGTTTCACGGGATCAATTTGCGCGTCCGTGAAGAACGCCAAGATCGGAGCCAACCTGTTTTGAAGATTGGTGATGACCGTCTGCGAAAGCATGTCGGTTGTGAGCGCCGCTGCGATGGTGTTGGAGGCCTGCGGGGTTTTTCGCTCGCGAGCCTTCCTGATGTCGTTCCATGCGTTCGTCAAGAATCGGCGGCGTTCCAGCCCGGCAGGCATGAGGATAAGCCTGTCGTCCGCATCGCCGACCGTTTCCGCGCTGCCTCGAGTTTTCAGCGGCGGCGCCTCCCGGGCCTTCCGCTTGTCCTCCTCGTCTTGTTTGCGCTCGGCGAGCAAGTTCTTGATCTCCACCAGAACGGCCGTCAGTTCCGGGTCGGGCGCCTGGTTGCCTTCGCCTTCAGCCTTGGGTTGCTGCATCGATTTCTCAAGCAGCTCGATCAGTTGTTCTTCGGTGGCATCATCGGCCACCACGACACCCCGCGATTTCAGCAGAGCGATGATTTTCTCTTTATTCATTGTTTTTGTTTTGGTGTTTTTCGGTGGTTTGTCCGATGCCCAGATAGGCACAGTTGTTGTTTTCTCCGCCGGTCGCCGCGGTGAAGCGGCGGCGGCGAAAATTGGAGCCAGGTAGTCTGGCACATGCTTGAAAGCGGCTTTGGCAGCAGAAAGATCGAGCGCCTCGAGATCCGGTTCGGTGTCGGTGGATTCGTCTGCCAAGCCATAGGCCACAGCTTCCTCCCCGGTAAACCAGGTTTCTTCCTGCATTGATTTCCTGATCTCGGCATCCTTTTTTCCCGTGCGCTTGGCGTAACCCTGGACTAGCACGTCGTCGTGTTTGTCCAACATTTCGGCGTTTTTCCGCATCTCGTCCGCGTCGCCCTCGCACCAAGACCAGGCATTGTGGATCATCCATACGGAAGTTTTCGGACTGACCACACGGCTGGCTGCGAGCGGGAAAAAGGAAGCGACCGAAAGCGCGTAACCGTCGATGCGGACTGTAACGTCGGATGCTCGTCGGCCGATGGCATTGAAGATGGCGAGACCGTCCCCGACTGATCCGCCTTGCGAATTGACGCCGATTGTGATTTTGGATCCTTCCGGAATTTCGTCGAGAGCGTCAGTGAATTCCTTCCCGCTGATGCCTTCGTCGGACCAGAAACTCTTGCCAATGGGACCGTGGATGAGGATTTCATGGGTGTCCTCTTTCTGATTGAGCGCTATCCTGTAACGTTTCATGCTTGGGTTGTGGATGGAATGGCGGTTGATGGCTTCGGCTGGCTAAGCTCGAGCACGGATCCCGGCGGCAGCTGGTAGTCTTGCTCGATTTGTCGTGACCGCTGAATCTCGATGGCGCGCTGATCCATGATTTGCTCCCACTCCTCACCGCGCGCTGAGGCGATTGCCTCCAGAGTCGTAAAGCCGGCACGCCATTCGTTGATCAGTGCGTTGGAGTTGTAACCTACATCGACGTTAATTGAGCGGGGTGGAGTGTAGCGGATCCTTCGAAAATCCCCTGGCAGTCGGTTGCGCACGCTGCGTTCGTTGAGCATCACATGCTCCCAGATCCGCGCAAATGGATCAGCCAGCACTGCGGTGGCGCATCGGAAATATGCGTGAGCCATGTCGTAGAGGCCACGAACCGTCGTACCCTGCAGACTGCGCATGATGAGAATCTCGATGGGCAGACCGAGACCGGCGGCGGCCCGCGCACTCACGAAATCCCAAAAGCTTTGCACGGCCACTGATGGACGATTGGATGGAAACTGGGAATAGGTGTCTCCGTTCCTCAAGACAATGGTCTCGCCTCCAATCTCCTGCTTGTAATACTCCTTATGACCGTCGCTGAAGGTGGTTGATTCACCGCGCAGGATTTGTTCGGCATCCAAATCTCCGTCGGCCGTGGTCACCACCTTGGATGTCGAGGCTGCATCCTTGGCGGCCAGCATCTCGAGCTCCTGCAGTTCAGCCACGTCAATCAGGTCGCGGAGAACAGGATAGACGATCGGCAATCCGCGCATCTGTCCGATGCGAGACGGATCCATCAAGTGGACGATGCGATCCGCAGCCACCGCCGTCCAGGTCGGCTGGCGATTGGTGTCACTGTCTTCCTGGAACCAGTACGCTTCTGGGCGGCCGTTCGAATCAACCTGGACGCCATCAATAACGTTCGGATTTTGAGAAAGTTTCGGTGGCGTCTCGCAACGCTCAGACTCGACCAACTGAATACGGGGGCGCCCGGTGTTCCCGTATGTGAGGTAGATGAAGACCTCTCCCGCAACGCGAAATTCGCGCGTAATGAGGCCTTGACGAGTGCCGAAACTGAAGCGAGACGACAAGTCGCAGTATGGAGTCCAGCCGTCCCAGGCCTCGTTCATCAGTTGAGCCGCCACCGAATCCCGGCTGGCACTGACAAGCTTGAGGCCTGTCGGGCCAACAACGTATTGCTCGTTGAGGTCGAGGAATCGGTTGAACAGTGGATCGCGACGTTCCAGTTCCCGTGACCAGTCGAGCATTTTGCGGCGAACGGCGTAGGGGATGTCCTTTCGAGCCGACTGTGATCGATCGACGCGCGTGGTGCGCCGCGTGCTCCACTCGGTCATGTGATAGCCGGCGAGCACTCTCCAGGCAAGTTTGAGTCGGTCAGCAATCGACATAGTTCAACTCGCTGAAGTCTGCGCGGTAGGACCGGACGGACGTGAGGAAAGGGTCCGTCAGCATCTCGTCCAAAATCTCCGCATCGGTTGGGGATGCCGTGCCGCCGGAGATTAACCTGGCTTTGGATTCGGTGTAGATGTCATCGAATCTGCCAAGAAGTGCAAGCACATCGCTAGGGCTGAGATATGCCGGCGCGGCGAACTCAATGGAATGGCCGTTTGTTGAAGTGCCGAGGATTAGCCGGCCGGATTCGACGGTGCTAAAGCTGGTGGTGAGGGCAGCCCGCAATGCCACGGTCAGCGCAAGGCCATTGTCGCTGGCCTGGTAGGCCAACCCTTTCAAATACCCGCGGCGTTGCGTGGGACCAAATGCCACGACTCAACGTTCGTGGCAGTCGCAACTCACGGCCCAGTCCTAGATTCCACAGCGCGCCACTTTCTTCTTATTTCTTCCACTGCAGGGTTTCGGATTAGCCTTCAGCCACTCCAAAGCAGCAGTCAAAGTTGTGCGATATGCCACCATCCGAAATCCTCTACGCCGCATCCAATACACGTAATTCACATGCCGCTTGAGTGCCGCAGCCAGTTCCTTCGGTGTCAGCAGCTCAGTCATGGCTTTGGCTTGGTTCGTCCGCTAATTCCACATCCGGCAGCAGCTTCAGTATCGTGGCGGCCAAGGCCTGCAACGCCGCGCAATCGAACGCGTGATTGTTCTGGGACGGGCATGCCCATACCATGCGCTTGCGTCCGGTGAACTTGTCCCTCTTCTCCTTTTTGAATTCGGCGGCCATCTGGATCGCATACTCCTTTTCCAATTCCGGTTCGCCGCCGGCCGGCTCCAGCCATTTCCCAAGCTTGATGAGGTTGGTGACGCGGTCCTTCATCTCGTCGGCGCAGAATTTGATGAAATCGCAGGATCCAGGTCCGCTTTTACCAGCTCCGCGAGTCGGGTCAGCTTTGATCGGTCGAGCATAAGAGCGCAGTGTCTTCACGGTTTGTCGGCCGCGTGACACGTACACGGTAAAAAAATTGCCGAATCCTTTCGTGGCGATCCAGCCGTGCTTGCCGCAAATGGCGTAGACGCCAAAATCGCCTTTGGCTTCATGGCCCGAATCGACCAGCACGTTGTTCGGTTGCACGTTGAATTCTTGCCGGCGTGCCTCGATTTCGTCGGACCCATGGCAAAGGCCGAACCACAGGCGACGAGACTGGCCATCTCGGGACCATGCGCGCACCATTGCCCAGTAGGTGTCCTCAGCCTGCCGATCTACCGTGAGAAAACGTGCAACTTCTTCAGGCCATTCCGCCATCACATCATAGCTGGCGGTCGGAAGTGAGGCTGATGTCTCAAGCAACTTCGCCTCGTTCATAAATTGGGCGAGTTGCTTCTGGAAAAATTGGATCATCGGGAGCAGCACGCCGCGGCGACGGGCGTCGGCCGCCCTCATGAAGCGATCGGCAAGCTCGACCCACGGGTAGTCAATGAGCGCGTTCCAGTGAAAACCAATGCGGCTTGGCCGGCAGTCTGGATTCGTGCGCTCGTAACGGCCGGTGCGGTTCCACTCCAGCTTGAGTCTGGCGCCGTCAATGTGCGGGTGGCCACAGTGAGCGCATTCCCACCGGATCGTTGGCAGGGCTCGCGTGAGGTTCCAGTCCTTGTTTAGCAGGCGATGTTCGTCCCATCGCATGCCGTACCGACTGCCGTCCTCACGCTGGCCACTCCAAGCGGGGTACTGGTGGCGGCCGCACTTTTGGCATTCGATCCACCAGGCATCGCGGCTTGAGCCTTCCCACTTCTGATGCCATTCCGAATCTGGTTCGGATGCCTGGGAGAGGTTCAGGATCTTGGAGATGCCCATTCGCAAGAAGTCGTCCACGCGGCCGTAGGCCTCGGCAAGTCGGCCAGGTGGGTATTGCCACAGCTCGTCGTTGATCAGGTAGCGGCAACCCTT